GGCTTAGTGTAAAACTTACCGTCTTCTCATTTGGAGGTAATGCGTTGTGCGATGAACTACTACCGCCGCCGCCAGTGTTCGCCCAAACGTCAGGAGTGGCCGGAATCCTGTAGATTAAAATAACATCTTCGTCTGGTTCGACTGTTACTGATCCACCTGGTAAAGTAACCCCAGACCCCGCTACTAGCGTAACCGTTCCTGATCCAATATTGATAATAGTTACTTGAGTGCCTGCTGAAAGTAAATCAACTGTAAGGTTAAAAGTGCCATCAACATAGACAATATTCAAATTATCCGATTGGTCAAGGTCGTCCGCGCCTGTTATCGTTCTTGAATTGTTTAAGCTCGTTAGATTAGTTACCGGTAGAACGTTTGGAATAGTAACCGTACCTGTAAAAGTTGGGGAGGCTATCGGGGATTTAGCGTCTAAGGCTGTTTGAAGGTCAGTTTGATCGGAAAGAGTTCCTGTGATACTTCCCCATGTGCCACAGCCGCCGCCTGTTCCGGTATTGAAATCAAATACGTGCGTGTAGCTTGAGCCGTTCCAAATGTCAAAATGGGGAGTCGTTGCCTGGTTATTGAAATAGATATCGTAATACCCTTGCGAGTGCTTCGTTGCTGCCGCTGATTGATAAGCCGTTGTGTCGTTGACCCGATAAAATATACCGCTTACTGATTGCGCCCCTTGTTGAGCAAACGCCACAAGCGTACCGGTTATAAGTAGTAAACTAAAAAGTAATTTTTTCATTCTGTGTCTGTTTTCTTTCCTGCAATCTTATCAGCCCTTGAAAATATCCTTTCAAAGTACTGATCATTGATAAATATCAATAGGATGCCAAATGCTGGCGGTATAATAGGCACCCACCAAGCGTATGGGATTTCTTGTTTAAGGACAAAGAATACCGGCACGATGTATTGAACCACAAACATCATCGCGCTTATTAAAATAAATAGAACACCTGGCCACGATGTCAAAGGGTTCCTTTTTGGATTCACGTTTTCGATTAAGTTTCCCATAATTTTATGCGTAAGGGTTTGAAATATCCATTATCCAATTTGTGCCGTCAAAAAGCGCCGAGGCTTTATAAATTCCTATTTCTGAAGCTTCCCAAGTCTGCCCCGAGGTATTCCATCTTACGTCATTCATAATTACACTTGAAGGGAAAGTTAGTATAGCAGCCACGTTTGTAATCTGAAAAAAGAAATCAAATTCAACAGCATTGGTAGCGTTTGAAAACGTAATCGACTTCGCTGTTGCAAAGGAAGCTGACCCTAAGAACTTTCGCGCCTGCTTCAATGCAAAATCAAAATCAATAGTACCCGATGCGGTTGACACTGTAGCGATGTCCAGGATCAAACACAAACTATCGATCAAGTCTATCAACATATTATAAACTCGTAACTTTGTGTTACCGCCAATTGCAGTTTCATCCCTGATTACCGCTGCCGTTGTCTTTAGCTGTGCTACTGTTTTAACTGACATTAGATTACATTGTGTTTATAGTAGTCCTTAATTGTTAACCAATTTTCTGCCGGTGTTAATGGATAAGTTTCTGGCCTGTCGCCTTCTTCGTATCCTTCTTCAACGCTTATTTCTAATCCATCAACTAACACGCTACCGGACGCTGCGTGAGCAAGGATTAAATTAACCTTCGTGTGCATGTAGTCCGGCATATCATCGAGCGTTAATTTTCGCTGTTTCTTCACACTTGCAGCGGTGTTTAAAACCATTTCAGTAAGTTCTAAAGACTTCTGCGCTGTTTGCTTTCGCTCTTTCCTGAATCTTCCTGTTAATTGAATTTGGAAGTATGATGAACTTTCATCGTAAAGAAGATCAGCAAAGTTTTGTACTGATTTATATTGTATGTCTACCCGGCCTTCGCTGTTTGAGTTTGCCCATGTAGTAACGAATTCAACCGAATCGGTATAGTAAATTTCGGTATCTGTTTCCGGGTCTGGGCCGTCAAATATTTTGAACGTGACAAACTTATCGCACATTGAATTATCACTTGGAGTCAATGAAAGCGAATGTTTAACAACCAACACGTCTGCGGTTTGCTCTTGCCAGTCAATCGATTGTATCTCAGCCGATGTAGTCCCGGACACGTTAGAAACTCTTACCCCGATGTAGGCCGGTGTTGACCCTGTCCCTGTATAGGCCAATGTGCCAGAAGCTAAAGCCGTACTACTGGAAACCAATTGATTTGCCAGCGGTGACCCTGCGCCTGAATCATGGTAAGCCTGATCAACTACATAAATCCTTATCTGTGCGGTGCCTCCTATGGTGCAGTCAATGAGATAATCAAAATTGTAATCAGTGCCTGATTGCGCTCCGTATAGTTTAACCCAGTAAAATTTAGAGTCGGTTAATGGACTTCCGAAAGATATACTCGGGTCATCGTCGATCGTCCAAGTCGGAGGACCGGCGCTCCATGAATCGTTTTCCCCGTCTGCCAATGCCTGTAGGAATAAATTCGGGAAAGCCTTATCAAACATCTCATTGTACAACACAGCCCCGTCTTCATCAAAAGCGATAAGGTAATAATCGTTTACAGCGTCAAGTTCGTAACCCTGAAAACGCCTGAGCGATGAACATAAGAACTTTTGATGGAAACAATAGTCGTCGGTGAAGCCCATCTGCTCCAAGTTAAAGGAGCTTTGCCCGGTGGGCGTGAACTGTATTTCGGATGCGTCAGAAATTACTAATGCCATGTTACATTTTTTATAATCAGGCTCTTGACAGCCTAAAAGTAAGAATAAAATAAGAATCTTTTTCATATTGGGAAATCATTTCATTTATGGCGTTGGATCGTCACCGAAAGAAAAATCAAAAGTAGCGTCCCAAGTTCGGCCTCCACTGGTTATTGTGCCACCCTGTTCGACGTTTACAATATTAAAAGGATCTTTAAAGAACCCTGTCAATTTGATTTGCCCGGACATAATCTCAAGCTGAAGGTCGGTGATAAAGAACTCAGCATGACCACCGGAAGACTCATCAAACTGGCTTATCCCTATCGCTAAATTACGGTTCTGATCGATTGTATCGAACTGCTCCTGCGTCAGGTAATGCTCAATCTCAAACTCAATCGGGATATAAAGATGGTCTGTAGTTACGGTAATATCTCCACCCTCGTCCAGCGATGCCGCGCCGTAGTTGTCCGAACAGTCATCAGGTTTACGTTCGCTTGTGGCATCGTAGTTACCTTCCCCGGAAACGAACCGGTAAACAGTGCCTACATAATTCTGGCACCCGTTGAAGATGTAATTTGACCACCTAAGAAACGCTCTGGCAGGCCACCATCTTTTATTGTACCTGGTTGCTTCATTCAAAAGTCCGGTCACGCTGTCGTAATCTTCATCCAGACGCGGGGTATAATCGGCACCGTCGGCGGTAACCTCAACCATGAAATTATCATTGTCGAACTTATTATCTGCCGATTTAATTCGGGTTGACCTGCGGGTCCATTCAATCGTTAAACTTTGGGTTATCCAGCTGGAAACTAATGTTAATTTCCGACCTATGTTCTTGAAAAGGCTCGCTCTAACCTCTTTTTGTGGGTCATCAATCCCGGAAATATCCTCAATCAATCCCCTTGCATTGCCGGTTTCAACGCTATTAAAATATTGATCTGAGTACTTTCGTTTGATCCTCTGGACGCCCGAAAGAAGGACAGACATAGAACTGGAGTCATAAGCGTGCGAGCGTTCTTCAAGCCTGATTATATCCGCTCCGGCAAGTTTTTCGTAGCCTACGGAAAGATTTAGGTGAGGATTAAGCCCTTCCCAGATATCCTTCATGGATATAGCGAACTGCTTTTCGGCCAGTGAGTACCCGCGAATATGCAGCCCTTTGGCTATTATGTTGTTCCAGTAGCAACCGGCCTCCGCATACACCCGAGCGCGCGTGGCCGGACTCCCGAGTAGTTCAGAGTAGAACAAATCAGAGTTACTGATCCGATCAAGTACCGCCGCGATAACGTCGTGAATCAAGAACCCAGGTGCGTTACTGTCCGGGAAGATTGACTGAAACGTCATCATTACATCAAGATCCTCGAACCCGAAAGTGTAGTTTATTGTGTCGGTTGAAACAAGTTGAACCGTGAAAATAGCGTAAATGGTAATACTGTCACCTACTACTAACCCGGTAAACGTGTGACTTCCTGATATTGGTAATGTTTCATCGCATGAAGGACTGCCGGGTGTGGCAGAATTAGCCCCAATCCCAGAAGGAGATAGTGAGTTTTTCCGGGCAAATAACGATACGTTAACCTGGTCAATATTTACCCCGGAAGTAACTTGTATTCTAGCATTACCCGCCGCGCTTACTGTCAAATCACCGGCCTCTTTTAATTCAAGAACCGCAACAGGTGTAGGGTTATTGGAAAATGGGATTGCTGCAGAGTCATCAATTTCTTCCAAAAGAAACGGCAAACCTATTTGAACGGTAACCGAATTGTTATCGACTCCAACATCAGACCCGGCCACCCCATCGGTGCCAAACATTTCGGTTCTTTTCCTGATAATCTGGGTAGGTAAAAGAAGATTTTCAGGTGTGTACACCGTAACCGCTTCGCCGTCCAGGTTAGTAGCTGACTGGATATTTACAGGAACGTCCCACCGGCTCATGGCTTTACGCCAGAATCCTTTTTGAACGCCCGTCACTTCTAACCCGTGGTCAAACGCTAAGTCCTCCAAAACGGTCTGTATTCCTATTTCACCGCTGTAAAGATCAAGGAATGTAAACCCATCGACCGAATATTCAATAAGTTCTTCAACCACCGCATCAGGCCCGTAAACCGTTTCGATGTTTTTAAACCAATCGCGCCTGCCGTCCTGTGTGCCGTTTGATCCATATAACCGCATGGAGGTTTTGAACTCCTTCACAAGGGTGCATAATTCAGGGTGACGGGTTAGTCCAATGATCGCTTGGGTTAGTCCTTCCGGCTCCGAAACGATTACGGTTCCCTCGATTTCATGCGTGAATGATGTGCGAAGTCTCATATTAAAACCAGCGTCCCAAGTTTATGCCCTTGACTAATTTTGTATGCCCTTCACTATCCTTTATCGCATGGTAAACTGTAGCCCCGTTCCTGACTAAATTGGTTCTAACCGGCTTTATCTTGGACAAATTCCGGTTTACGGCCTTCATTTCCTGGATAAGTTCCTCGTCGTGCTTTTGGGCTTGGCTCTGTGATGAACCACCATTCTGAGCAAGTGCACCCATGGCTAACCGTCTCATAGTCTCACCGTGTGGAACGATTTCTGTTCCCCGTGGAACATCCATGAGCGTCGCAACAGAAGGGGTTAATTCCCAATCGCTGCCAGGCTTACGCATTAATTCCGCGCCATGCTCACCGACAAAAGCATCTCCACCCGGGGCAGACTTGGTTCCTTTGAAGAACTGAGGGATAGGCTTAGTAACGATTGCCGCAACCTGTATGGCCCCCAAAGCTGCTGCCAGCGCCATCAATACCGGGTTAGGGAATACCTTCACAATGTTAACAGCCGTTAAAATAGCGGCCTGAACCGCTGCTGTAGCCTTGTCGAATATGGCCGCCTTGCGCTGAGCTGCGATTCGCTTTTTCTCCAGTTGTTCCTTACGTTTCTCAGCATCGGCTTCAATACGTGCTACTGCGGCATCATTATCCCCGGCCAGTTCGATCCTTCTTTTTGTAGTTTCGTCCAGTCTTTGTTCTTCCTTATCAATGTTTTGAAGGCGTTTTGCGGTAAGTGAGTCGAGTAGGTTACCGAATACGGCTGAAAAATCAGAGAATATTACAAGCGCATCCTCTAATCCCTTCTTCAGGTTATCAATGAATTCACGGGTTTTGAATGTTGCGGTTTCGGTAGCCTTGGTTATACCAGTTTCAATTGACGCGAATAATTTTGTTGGCACTGGTGCTCCAAATATTCCAATAATCTTTTTCCCGGCATTATCAATATTTTTTTCAATCCCCTTTAATTGGGCTTCTTTCTTTTTCTCGTCTTCATCGTCCAGGGCTTCGAGTTGCTTCCGGAACTTAACAGTGTTATCGTACCGCAACTTTTCAGCATCGGTAACAGCAGCCTGAGCTTCGGCAACTTCTTTCAGCGCCTCTTTGTCGTCACCATTGGCCTTTAGTTTTGTCTGGGTGAGTTGTAGTCTAAGTTTTGCAAACCTTACTTCTTCATCAGAAAGTTTTCTTTCCAACTCAATGGCCTCGGTAATTACCTTTCGTTTGGCATCTCCTTCTAATGTGATGGCCTGTTCGCGAAGCTTCGCAACTTCCAGATTAGTTTTAGCCCGATCGACAATCATCTTCCTTTCGGTGCGGTCAATCTCTGCCTGAAGGTTAGCCAATTTAATTCCATAGGCTACGCCAGCGTCAACAAGTTTTACTGTTTCGTCGATCATTTTACCGATCTTTGAGGTAGCATCCTCCACGCCAAGGCCGACTTTAATCACAGCATCCAAAGCAATCTGCCCGGCTTCTTTGAACTCTCCCTTGAATAGCTTTCCTACCGCCTGCGCAAGCTTAGGGATAAGCTCAAAGAACCCCACAAATCGGTTAATAATGTTTTGTACAAGGAAGTTACCGAAGTCTTTTATCGCCTGTTGTGGGTCTGTGAACGCGTTATAAATGGCTTCGCCGATACCCTCAACAACATTCATAAACTGTTCGAATATCGCCGATCCAATAGCGACAATTTTATTTAATCGGTTCTGTCCTTCCTCGGATGATTTGAAATAAGCCATAAGCGCACCAAGGGCGGCACCAACAGCCGCGAGTACTAGCCCTATCGGAGTAGCGATGAAAGCCAATGAAGCTTTAACCAGGTTGTACATTCCGGTAGCGGCTGAAGTTGCAGCCGGAGCGATTGTCTGCATAGCCTGCCCGGCTTTCTGATAATTCCCTACATCTGGTTTGAAATTACCAAGTGAGGCATTAAGTTTCTTTACGTCCGTGTCCTGATTCTGGATGATACCCAAAAGGTGTTGGCCTTCCTTAGAAGCACGCTGTTCTTCCGTGGCCATATTCCTGAAAGCCTGCCGGTTCTTTTCCAGTGCGGCTTCCAGTTGTTTCAATGATGAGTTTTGAGCGTTGACTTGCCTGGCATCCTTTTCACCGAGTGCAATTTTTTCCTTTTGTGCTGTCTTCGCATCATTCAAAGCCTTGGTAGCCTTGATATACTCTTCGTTATTTTTAGCCTGTACGGTGGCAATTTGTTTCTCGATCTTTTGCAATTCTACTTGTGACTGAGTTAGCTTTTCTGTTTCCTCGCGAACTGCTTTGATATTTTCAGCACCCTTTATGGATACACCAAGTTCTTTCCCTGTGTTGATAAGTGCTAATAGTGATTTGGTGGCGGCATCAAAACCGTCCTGTAAGTCATAGGGACGCTTTAACGCTTCGTCACTAATCAGATCGGGGCCGTTAATCTCTGCCATTATTTTCGTGGTTTATTCTGCGCTTCTATTTCTTTCTGCCTTGCCTTCAATATTTTCTGATACTCATTATATGTCTTCAAAGTAATATCATTCGACACCTGGTTAGGCCATGAAAAATTCAATGCCGCCATTATACTTTCAAAACTCTGCGCATGTCCTCTATCCTCTTTGCCTTGGAACATCCTATGAAGTTCCTTTTGTTTCATTGTGGCTTTAGTTACAAGGTTCTCACACTTTTGTAATGCAGCCTGACAACTATCGACTACTGTTTGTCTGTCTGTAGTGTTAATCTCATAACCTTTTTTACTAAGCGTTTGAATGACTTCCCAATCAACCGGGGCAAACATCAAATGAATCAAACACGCCCTTATTACCGTGTGATCGTTCAGTAACGAGGCATAACCCTTTAACAAACTAATAAAAGTTCCGAACTGATTAGTCCCTATTTCTTTTTCCTGCTTCCGTACCAGATTCTCCCATGCCTCAAGGCATTCAACCTCACTTGCCTTTCCTCCCTTCACTAACTTTTTAAAATCTCCTGACCTGGCTACTTCAATGTACAGACGTAAAAGAATATCGTCATACGTGAAGAAAGTCGCGGAGGAACTTTTGAAGATCCGGAAGAACGAAAGACTTCGAGAAATCAGCGAGGTTCGTTTTGTTGAGTCCATAAATATCGTCAGGGTCTTCCCCTCTTGAGGCTAGTAAATCAGCAATCTTTCCGCTTTTTCGGTCACTTGATTCGAACACTACCGGGAACTTGTCAGCGCGCACAAAGAACCCTCTATAAAAATCCCCTGTGTCGAACAGCTTCATCGGCCCTGATGGCTTACCAAACACTTGCACCGATCGCTCCGAGTAGTCCGGAAGGCTTTTACCTTTCGCATCCTGACCTTGAAACAATTGGTCGGTGTTCATATTTGTTAGTGTCGTTTCATTCTCACGGATGATTATCAATACCTCGGCCTCTAACCTTTGTGCAGTCAGTTGACGAAGTTTGTTTGATATTTCAATCAGCTTTCCCATAGGTAAAAAAAGGAGGGGAGAAAAGACTCCCTCAAAACTCCCCATCCTCTTCCTAACACCTAACCTAAAAGGTATCTTAAGGGAACGGTACAGTGAACGCAGTCGCTAACGCTTCGTAATTTGAAGTCGAAAGAATTGCGATTGTTCCGGTCGCCAAAGCGGTTCCTGTCAAAGTGTAACGTCCAGGTGTTGCAGAAACAGCAGCCGCGACCACCGTTTGAGTTGACCCATCTGACGTTTTCTTTACCTGGAAGTTAGCCGTAACCAATCCCAACACTGGCGTTGCATCGCAAGTGGTTGCAATGTCCACGGTGATAACCGTAGTTGTCGCTGTCACTGGAGTTACAGTAACATCGGTTAGGATGTCAAGCTCATCAGTGAAGGTGGCCGGGATCATGTAAACAGCCTGATTAATTTCTGCCGGAGATGCCAATTCAATAAATACAGGCGAAACCGATGGGTTAGCACCATCGTTGAATTTAATTGAATCAGTATCAAACAGAGAAAGTTTGAATCCGGAATAGTTTCCGTTAGACTTTTTGGTAACGATGTAGTTATTATCATAGTCTACCAGAATGATTCTTCCGTTACGTCTCCGGTGCGTATACATTGCGCGGTGAAGACATACGTTGATAGAGTATTCAATATCGAAACGCTTCAAACCTTCCCTTACAGGAATGGTTCTACCGCTTGACTGTTGTACTCTAACCTTAGCTTCCGATACGTCGGTGAACTTATCGAAAATCGGATATTGATAATTGCGACCCGATAGCGCAATCAAAGCATTTTGCATGGCCGTCAGAAGAAGAGCAGAATCAGCGGCTTGCGCGGCTGTAATCTCGAAATCATCAGGTGTCCATATCATTTGCTTAGGCAGGGAGGGCCACTCGTTACAGTTGCTCAGGCCTACCGATAAGACGGTTACATCACATGCCATTATTTTAACATTGTTTAATTTTGAAATTTAATTTAAGGTCAACAAGTTCGATTGCGTCGAGTTTGTTCGTGAACGGATATGCTTTATTACCCTGCGTTTCCAATATACCGTGGTGTGGACGATCAATCTTTTTGTGTGGGTACGATCTTTGACCGACTGGCATTGTAAATCCATGCCGTCTGAGGCGATCTAAAAGAAGTTCGTAAAGAGGCAATAAAGTTGGCTTTATCACGTTGGCGTATCTCTCTGAGGCATCCCAATCCAAATTGGTATTCGCGAAGATTGCGGCATTCAACGTGTAGTGAATCATACCACTACCCATATCTTCTTCAATGGGCAACCGTAAACAAACAGCGGGATAAACTTTGCCTGGTTCTTCCTTGTCCCTGATCATCATCTGACGGTTAATATCCATCGGGTGACCGTAGAAATAATAAGGCGATTCAAGCCCGGCGGGTACGCCAAACTTTAGCGCATCGGCAGCGGAAAGATTCCGCATGCTTTCAACCACTTCTGCCCACTCATCCACAATTACTGTCATATCCCGAAGATGTTTTTAGTCGGCTGTTCCCGGAACTCGTAGGCCAGGTAATCCACAAAGGTGTCAAAGGTTTCGTCGAACGTGTCATCGAAAACACCGCTGTCCAGGTTTGTATAGTACAGGTATCCGTAAAGCGTGTCTTTCTGCGCACATTCTCCACCCACGTAACGGCTCCATTGATTCCATGACCGGCAAATGAATTGTGCTGGATCTACTCGGACGTTGTTCTCCATCGCTGGAATAACAAATCCGTTTCCGGTAAGCTCAACCGCGCTGTACTCTACCCACTTGGAGTAAATCAGCGGTTTAAGCGTCTCGTAAATTCCGACCCAAACAAACTTCTTGTCGTCAATCATGTACGTGCTGCCATTGGCAAGCAATAGCCAACGGTTGTCTTCTTCGATCAGCGTCCAATCAGATCCGGCTACCGGAGCGGTGCCGGTCTGAACTTGGAGAGCTTCCCAAATATCATTACCGTAAACATATTGCTGACCGATAACAGTCGGAACCGTTGATACCCATTCATCCGGAAGGGCTTCAAACCCATCATTAAACGCTTGGTAAAGGTTATCGCCTAAGACCTCAAGCAAATGCCTTCTTTCTTCCTGATCAACAAAAGATGCGAACACAGTAGGCACCTTATCAAGTCCAGGGATTCTGTAAGGAGGAATGTTGAAGTCTGAGGCGGTAACAAACATATTATTTTGATCTGAAAAGTTTAGCCGAGAAACTCGCGCTCATTGTACCAGTACCAGTCCACGACACTCGATAGTATCGCATAGGGCTCCCGGTGATAATCCAATGATACGTGTTAGTCGCGTCAGTGGCGGTAAACGTTGGAAGCGCCGTTGCTGTGTTCAGCGTGTACAGTGCTTTAAAGTTAGTGCCATCCAAACTTCCCTGAAGGGTGATAGTACCCCCTACCGTTCCGCTGATCTTAGTAACAGATACCCAAATCGTCGAGGTAACCGCAGGCGCAGGACTTACCACCGCTGTGGTGATATACGATGTTCCTGAGTTTGTTACTGTGTCGAGTGCCGCATACGGACTCAACGCATTCAGAAAGTCGAACGTCTGCGCCTTAGATTCAAATGCCGCCAATCCTAGAATGGCGACAAATAAAAAGATATACTTTTTCATGGATTAAGGAGCGGCTAATGCTGCAATTGCAGCGGTGATATCAGTCACTTTAACAAACGCGCCCAGGTCCGCATTACGTTGCAAGAAGCAAAGTTCTTGTTCCGCTCTGATTGTCCACTGGTTTTTCAAGAACTGGTCGTTAACCAATCCCATTTCGATTACCACATCTTCTGATTGGTAGATAGTTCCGTAGGAAGCATCACCGACCATCATCGTATTAACCGTTACCTTAGGCGATTCGATAATCTGGAGATTACCAACCTTACCCGCCTGAGTCATGAAAGGAGGCAGGGCGTAATGTCCATCAGAACCTTTTACAAGGAATCTTAAGGCATCAGCCGGGTTGATAAACAACACATTCGGGTTATACTTGCTTTGCGCTCCAGAGGCATCGGCTTTGTTGGCTACATAAACCGCGAGGTTCATGGCAAGATCAGCGATATTTGGAACTTGCACCAACTGATACTGTGGCATGCTCGCGAGAGTTACCGCAGTGGTGTAGGTGTAAATACCTTTCAAGTTCGGAGCGATACCGTCACCTTTGTAGATTTGGGTATCCTTGCGCTGCGCCTGGTTCTTTCTCAGCAATCTGTCGATTTCACCGGCAATGAAACCAAGGTGTCTGTAAGCATTACGCGTTACAGGGATGGTATCAGCGATTACGCGCAAAGCAGCATTGTACTCCTGCCAAGTGATTGCAGACTCTGGTTTGTTGCCAGTGCCCACAACCGCGCCAGTAGATTCAGCGGTTTCGGCAGCGTTGTTCGTTTCGGCGGTAACGTCCATGTAGGTGATAACACCGTTTGACGTTTTCAAGTCAGCTTCAGACAGGTTCACTGTACGGAAAACTTTATCGAATACCGTGTTTGGTGCCGCGAGTTGGCCGATAGCCTGTTCGCGATAGCTAAGCGTTGAGCCTGTCAGACTTCCGGATTGAACCATAGTCTTATTGGCATTGATTCTGAACTTCAGTTCTTTTTGACTTCCATCAGAAAGACCTTTCAACGCTTCGGCTTTTTCAGCCACGATTTCTTCAATCGACTTACCAGCATTGCCTTTTCCGGCTAACATCTTCTGGATTTCAAGACCTTGTTTTTCAACAGCCTCATTGATTTCCTTTATGATGTTTTCTTTAAGACCTGATTTCTCAAGACGTTCGTTTAGAACCTCCATCGTAATGAGGCCCTTGGTAGCATCGGCGACTACTTTCTTCGCTGCCTCTGCTGCTGCTTCTCCTTGCTTTTTGGAAAAGTCCTCGAATAGTTTTTGAATTTCTTTTTCGTCCATGTTAATGGATTTTAAATGTGTTTAATTGGTTGAAAATACTTGCTCAGCTCACTTGCTTTTAAAGTGCTTTTAGGCGGCTCGTCAGTGTCCTCGAACGGCTGACCTTTAGTTTGCTGTATTGAAAAAGTGGGCGTGGCCCAATTTGATCCTTTTACTACTGCGCTACCTTCGATGTTCTTGGCTTCGGTAACAGCCCAGAAAAAGCCATTATCCAAAACGTCTTGCTTATTCACAATTTCGTCAATCCACTTTTGCCAAACATCGAATTCCTTTGAATAGCGCTCATCATTCACGGCTAGGTCAATTTTAACATAGCGCATACCTACAGAGTGTTGCTTTACTCTTCCTTTCTGGTATGCGGTGAACATCTCGGGTCGTGCTGTTTCAGTCTTATCGATTGTTGAGTCGTAAACCAATGCCTGAGTTTTTCCCTCGAAGTTTAACCCAAGCTCATGCCATGTAATCTGCTTGGCGAATGCTTTTACATTGTCGGAAATGATCCCATCAAAGCCGAAATTATGTTCTTTTACGTGGTAATTGTCCTTTGTCTCATTGAGAGACTTATTCCAAAGTTGATCGAAATGAACATCACCGTGAGAATCGAAAAGCTTTGTCGTGTTAATGATCAGCCTAGTTTTTATTTGCTTTGCATCGTCAGGAATTACACCATCGCCAGCCTTTACAACATCCTCGTTACTGCCGTTCAGTACAAAGAAAGGAGTATAGCTTATTGAGTCAGCGTTTTTAATTGTTGACTTCTTTTGGGCTATGAGCATTGATTTATTCGCTACAATCCATTGTAGCTTTTTTTCAATGTCCGGAAAGTCTGGTATCTGTATCATTTCCTTACAATTTCATTTCCTTTAATCAACTTCTCTTTGTCCTTCTTGATTTGCTTAATCACCTCAGGACTCATCTTTGGCTTCTCCATTACTCCTGTGGTTTCATGTGTGCCGGATCCTTTACCTCCGGCTTCTCCTTTGGGTCAGCTTCGGCCATTGGTTTGGTGTGTGATTCATCCACAGGCTCAGGTCTTGGAGGCGGTCCGGTAGGCTCTGGCTGTGGCTCGAAATGCGATGGGTTATTACTAACCTCTTCTACCGAATTTTCATTTTCGGATTCTGGTTTGTTTTTAGCTTTCTTTCCCATATTGGTTACTTTATACCAAATTTAATTAATTCTTCTTTATACTGCTCAATTGTTATTGCTTGATCTGCCAAAGCTTTTGAAAGTGCGTTGACCATTTGGGTTAGTGATTCGCCTCGCGCCTTTAAATCTTCTTGAAAAATTGGAAGATGTAGGTAGTCGGCTATAATAGAAGTGGGTCCACCATCGGGCAAAAACTCAGAGCTTACCCCGCCTATCCACTCATTAGCCTCGGGCATTATAGTACGGACGTACAGACCTTTTTCGGCCTGACGCTGGTTCTCGTATGTGGCTCCTTTTGTCCTGACAAATATCTCTGAAGGCACCCCATACGCATCAAGCAGCTTATTGAAATCCTCCTCAATCTCTTGGAATATCCCCAGGTTTTGCGGGTTGTTTGGTCCGCGTTGAACCCACGCAAGGTCGGCGTTAGTGATGATGTCCTGGTTCTGATCCTCCATTGTGCCATAGTTGGCTAACTGTTTTTGAAGATCATCCTTTTCTCCTTTCTCCATCGGCAGAACAGCGCCGATCCCATCCTTAGATTTAGTAACCCATGCGCCATTCGCCCCACGTTTGCGAAGGATTACACCCCGGCTTTCGTAAGCGGCCTTGATGTTGTTGATCACGCATGAGTTTAATTCAAGCTTGGAGGTACCATCCAGAAGATGTTTGTCGTTTGATGACTTAATACTGGCCCGGTTGTCGTTAAAGTGGATTACAAGCTTTGAATCGTATTCGTCCCAATTAGTATCTGACTTTATTTTATAGGTGATCTTTGGGGCGATCGCATTGAGAAAGTAAGGTATTTTATTATCGTAAACCGATTTTACGATATTGCCAGGGACCGCGAACAGGGCTTTGGTTCTTTCTATGGTCGGCTGAAATCCGAAAGGAGCGGTTTTATAAATGTACTCGTTACCGAAAATCTCCCTGAATGTTTTTGTTTGGATTAGGAACTCATGCCCGGCCTGGAACCAATTGGGATTCTGAAGTAGCTTTATTAACGCTTGCCCGGCTGGCGTTGGCATCTCGTTGCCGTCTTTGTCTACCTCTTTTAAGCGCATGTTAGAGAATGCGCGCGCCTTCATATTGATAATGGCTGATACCTCAGATACTTTTTCGTACGAGTCAAGGCAATCAACGGACTTGAATGTGTCGTTCCTACTTGAAAAAAACCGATACCACCAATTACCACCCTCTTTCTTGGGCGACCAGAGGTTAGAAAATATTTCGAGTAACCCCATTAAGGAAATGTTTACCAAATTTGGATAAACAAATCCGAATATGCAAATGCTATCTTATTTTGGGACT